CTGGAAAGAAAGCAGCGAGAAACTGGATTAATACTAAAGTGGAAACTGATTTAGAGAAGGGATTAGATGCTACTTATAGACAACAAGAAACTCCTGTAGGTGAAATTGATATTAGTGACTATAAGGACGAAGCTAGAGAAAAATTAAGAGCTTCTCCAACTGATTTAGAATCTTATATTAAAACAAAAGGACAGGATTTTTATGGAGATCCTGAAGGATGGGTTGCTTATAAACCTCTCAAACAGGAAGAAGCAGACGCTCATGGTGTTGGAGATATTTATGATGATTATCATATGGGGGCTCTTTCTGGAAAAGATATTAGAGAATCTTATTCCTCGATCCCATTAGACTATGCAAGTCAACTAGGAGCTTTAGAAGCTAAAGAAACAAGAGAAGGTTTAGAAGAGATAAGAGAAAGACAGTATTCTAGTCCTTTAAATGAAATGTATTATGCAGGCGGTGGAATCGCTACATTAGACCCTAGAAGACCAAATGCGATCCCTCCAAAATCAGGACCTATGCCTCAAGGAGGAGGCTTGTCTTACATGTATAATCGTGTTAAGAAACTAACGGAGTAATAAATGGCAGATATAGATAAAGGACTCCTAAACGTACCGGGTAAAATTCAAACTCCTGTAGAGGAGATGACTGATATCGACGTGACGGAGATTGCAGAAAAAAAACCAATTGAAGTGACACCAGAAGATGATGGTGGCGCAACGATTGATTTTGATCCAAGTGCCAATTTAAATATTCCAGGAACTGAAAGTCATTTCGATAACTTAGCTGATCTATTACCTGAAGAAGTTACTTCTCCAATTGGTTCTCAATTGAGAGATAATTACATGGACTATAAAAATTCTCGTAAAGAATGGGCGAGAACTTATACTCAAGGTTTAGATCTATTAGGATTTAAATATGAAAACAGAACACAACCTTTTCAAGGAGCTAGTGGGGCGACTCACCCGGTTCTTGCAGAAGCAGTTACGCAATTTCAAGCGACAGCTTATAAAGAGTTACTTCCAGCTGATGGACCCGTAAGAACTCAAATCATGGGGATGAATAATCCCGCGAAAGCACAACAAGCTCAAAGAGTAAAAGATTACATGAATTATCAAATCATGGATCAGATGAAAGAATATGAACCTGAATTTGATTCAATGTTATTTCATTTACCTTTAGCAGGTTCTACCTTTAAGAAAATTTATTATGACGATCTTTTAGGAAGAGCTGTTTCTAAATTTGTACCGGCAGAAGAAGTCGTGGTTCCTTATACAGCTACCTCATTAGCTGATGCGGAAGCGATCATTCATGTCGTGAAGATTTCTGAAAACGATTTAAGAAAACAACAAGTGGCTGGTTTCTATAGTGATGTGGAGTTAGGACCTCCAGGTTATGCTATTACCAGAGAAGAATTAAAAGAAAAGGAAAGAGAAATAGAAGGGACGAAACGATCAGGTCGTCCACAACCGATTTATACTTTATTAGAATGCCATGTAGATTTAGATCTAGAAGGCTTCGAAGATATTGGTCCAGACGGGCAACCGACTGGAATCAAGATGCCTTACATCGTTACCATCGATGAAGGTAGTAATAAGGTTCTTTCGATAAGAAGGAACTTTGCGCCCAATGATCCACTGAAGAAAAGAATCCAATACTTTGTCCACTTCAAATTTCTGCCAGGACTAGGATTCTACGGATTTGGACTCATACACATGATTGGCGGATTGAGCAGAACCGCAACGGTGGCTCTCCGCCAATTACTTGATGCAGGAACGTTATCAAATCTTCCTGCTGGGTTTAAGCAAAGAGGAGTGAGAGTTAGAGATGAAGCATCTCCAATTCAACCAGGTGAATTTAAAGATGTAGATGCACCGGGTGGAAGTTTGAAAGATGCTTTCTTACCTCTTCCTTACAAAGAGCCTTCAGCAACTTTATTACAATTATTAAGTATTGTGGTTCAAGCCGGTCAAAGGTTTGCAGCCATTTCAGAATTACAAGTAGGAGAAGGATCTCAACAAGCGGCTGTAGGTACAACGATGGCTCTTCTAGAAAGAGGAACCAAAGTTATGTCAGCTATTCACAAAAGATTATACTTCTCGATGAAGGAAGAGTTTAAATTACTAGCTAAAATTTTTGCAACCTATTTACCACCGTCTTATCCGTATGACGTGGTCGGTGCTTCAAGAGTCATTAAGCAATTAGATTTTGATGACAGAGTAGATATCTTGCCAGTAGCGGATCCAAACATCTTCTCGATGACACAGAGAATCACCTTGGCTCAAACAGAATTACAATTAGCGATGTCTAATCCACGAATGCATAATCTTTATGCCTCATACAGAAAAATGTATGAAGCGTTAGGCGTTAAGAATATAGATCAAGTTTTACCACCCCCTCCACCGAATGCACCTAAAGATCCTGCATTAGAGAATATTGATGCTTTAGCAGCTAAACCTTTCCAAGCATTCCCAGGACAAGATCATAGAGCCCATATTACTTCTCACTTAAATTTTATGGCAACGAATATGGTTAGAAACAATCCACCGATTATGGGAGCGTTACAAAAGAATATTTTAGAACACATTAGTTTAATGGCACAAGAACAAGTTCAATTAGAATTTAGTGCTCAGTTAATGCAAATGCAGCAATTACAACAAGTGGCCCCTACGAATCCTCAAGCGGCTCAACAGCTACAACAGACTCAACAAATGGTTGAGGCTAGAAAAGCCGTATTAATTGCAGAAATGACTGAAGAGTTTATGCAAGAAGAGAAAAGAATTACTTCTCAATTTGATCATGACCCATTACTTAAATTAAAAGCTAGAGAAGTAGACTTAAGAGCTATGGACCAACAGCGTAAAAAAGAGTATGATGAAGCAAGAGTAGGTATTGATCAAGCTAAATTGGTACAAGCTAAAGAAATCTCTGATGAGAAATTAGATCAAAATGAAGATCTAGCTCATTTAAGAGCTGACACGACGATGGATAAAGCGGCATTAGCGGCAGATGTTAAATTGACATCTGACATGATGAAGCGTAAAGATGTTAAAACATTAAAAGGACCTAAGAGCTAAGGAGGCACTATGGGAATAGAAAAAAAAGAACCTTTCTACAGAGGAGTAAACTTTAAACAGTTCACTAATAAGGATGGATACCTTAAAGGTGGAGTTGAGTTTAAAGTTCCTGAAGGCATTCCAACTAAGAACAAAGTTGGCGGGCAACGTAGAATGTTAAAAGATAAAAAATCAGAAGTTAAGTGGTACTAAATTGCACGCCCCGCGTGTAAGTCCTACTTTTTGAAGGAGATATTATGGCTTGGTTTGGATTAGCAAAGATGGCTCTACAAGCAGGAGCAAAGATCTACGCAAATAAACAAAGAGCAAAGATAGCAATGTCGGATGCACAAGTATTGCATGCCGAGCGACAAGCTCGTGGTGAAGAGTCTTACCAGGGTAAATTGTTAGAAGCGCGACAGAACGACTACAAAGACGAATTTGTCTTGATCATATTAAGCGCTCCAATCATTGTGCTCGCTTACGGGGTTTTCGCAGACGATCCGGCGATGACTGAAAAGATTAACGTCTTCTTTAAGCATTTTGGAAATTTACCGGTTTGGTTTCAAACCCTGTGGATTACAGTGGTAGCAGCTATATTTGGTATTAAAGGAACTCAGGTCTTTAAGAATGGCGGACCTAAGGATAAGAAATAAGTATTGCCATTAAACTTAAATTATAATACAAAGGAAACATTATGAGACAAAACGGCGTTAGAAGTAATGTACGATTCCCATACTCAACGGGTAAGAAAAAAGGTGGCTCTGTTAAAAAACAAGGTTACAAAGACCGTGAGGATGAATCATTAGGAATGCGTACTGGAAAAGAATCCACTAAGAAACAATCTATGAAAGATCGTAGAGACGAGTCTTATGGAAAATGGGGCAAACGTCCTAATCAAAAAATTAACAAGTAGGAATAATTATGGGTGTATTCGGAATAGCAAAAAGAGGTTTTGGGTTACTTGGTAAAAAAGGAAAAACGATTTCTTCTGTTAAACCAGGGAAATCACCATCTCATCCTATCATTAAAAAAATGAAAGAAACACAAGTTAAAGGATATGATCCTAAAAATCCTGTTCATAAAGAAAAAATGAATAAGATAAGAAGTGAGACTTCTAAAGATATCCATGAAATGGGAAAAAAATATGATAGACCTAAATTTAGAAAAGGTGGTCATGTTAATACTTCAAGAGAAAACAGATTAGAAGAACTTGGTCGTGTGGATGCTGAAAAAGCATGGACTAAAAAAGGTAGAAGAAATCTAAAAGACGAAAAGAAAAGAATTGTTAAGGAATTAAACTAATGGGAGATATAGCTCTAAGAGGCAATAGTCTTACTAAACGTCCAGGATATGCCAAAGGTGGGCATGTTAATACTCGTAGAGAAAATAGATTAGAAGAACTAGGAAGAGTAGATGATGAAAAAGCTTATTCTTCAAAAGGTAAAAGAAATTTAAGAGACGAAAAGAAAAGAATTGTAAGAGAGCTTAAAGCTGATGGCGGTTATATAACTAAGAAGAAAAAATATATAACTAAAAAAGAAAAGCCTCAGTGGATTACTAAAAAAGAAAAACCTAAGTGGATTACTAAAAAAGAAAAACCTCTTAGTATATCCGACAGCCCTCGTCAGCCAAAGATGTTACAATCTTATAAAAAAGGTGGATGGATTCAAAGCGTTAATAAATCAATTAAGAAAAGAGGTACAAAAGGAGTTTGTACTGGTAAAAAATTTGGTGGCCCAACATGTCGTCCTGGAACTAAACGTTACGCTTTAGCAAAAACGTTTAAAAAGATGGCAAAGAATAGAAAAGGCTAATGGCCACAAGAATTAAGACTCAATTTAAAAACAAGCATAGAGTACATAAAGCAATGGGTGGTTATACACCTAAAGCTGGTAAACAACCCTACACAGGAAGTTATATTACGGGGAGTTTAGCAGGTACTAAAGTAAGTAATCCGAGTTTAGTTCATTTTTATGGAGATAAAATAAAACCTTAAGAAAGTATATATGGATCTAGAAAGTATAGTCGTTCAACTTAATCGTTTTTTAACGCAACGTATTGAAGCTTTGTCTGTGAATATCACATCAGGCGGGGTTGACAACATGGAATCTTATAAGTATATAATAGGACAAATTAATGCCTTAGAGGCAACCAGACAGGAACTCTCTAACCTGCTAAATGAAAAGGAGCAAAATGAAGGAACAGTCATCGACATCAAGCCAAGAAGTCCCCAAACATAAACCAGCATTAGAAGAAAAATATAAACGCGAAGATGAGAATTTGCCTAAACCTACGGGTTGGCGATTATTAGTTTTACCTTTCAAAATGAAAGATAAAACCAAAGGTGGAATCGTACTTGCAGAAGCTACATTAGAAAAACAACAAGTAGCATCTCAATGCGGTCTAGTTTTGGCAATGGGTCCACAGTGTTACGCAGATAAGGAACGTTATCCTAACGGTCCTTGGTGTAAAAAAGGAGATTGGGTAATGTTTGCCCGATATGCTGGATCTAGAATAAAGATAGAAGGCGGAGAAATACGTATGCTAAATGACGATGAAATTTTAGCGACCATCAAGAGTCCTGAAGACCTCTTGCATGAATTTTAATAACCATAGGAGAAACTATGCCTGAAGAAGAAAAAAAGGAAAAGACGGTTGATATAGATACCTCTGGCCCAGGGGCCGAGGTTGATGTAGCAGAACCGAAGGACGAATCAGTTGTAGAAACTGAAGCGCCTGTAGAAACGGAGAAAGAACCCGTAACAACGACACAAGAAGCAGTTAAAGAAGATACAGAAACCGTGAAAGAGATTAAGAAAGAACAAAAAGAAGACGACTCTAAACTAGAGGATTATAGTAAAGGCGTTCAATCGAGAATTGCAAAATTAACTCGTAAGATGCGTGAAGCCGAGAGGCAAAGAGACGCAGCTACCGAATATGCAAAATCGGTTGAAGCAAATCGTCAACAGTTAGAAAAACGATTTGAAAGAACGGACGCAGACTATATGAAGAAGTTTGAGTCTAGTATTAACACTGGAATGGAAGCAGCTCAGAAAGAACTGGCTTCGGCTATTGAAAGTGGTAATGCGAAAGCACAAGTAGAAGCTAATAAGAGGATTGCGACTTTAGCGTTTGATAATGCTAAATTGCAACAATCAAAGGAACAAAGAGAGACACCTGTTAAACCTGCAGATGTTAGAGAGCCAGTACAAGCTGATTCTCAACTTGGACCTTCTGATCCTCAAGCAGAAGCTTGGGCTGGAAGAAACGCATGGTTCGGTCAAAATCGAGCTATGACATTTACAGCGTTTGAAATTCATAAGGATCTGGTGGAAAAAGAAGGTTTTGACCCTAAGTCCGATGAATACTATGCAGAAGTAGATAAAAGAATTCGTGTTGACTTTCCGCATAAATTTGGTACTAATGAAAATAAGCAAACGACCGCTCCTGTTCAGACAGTTGCTTCAGCTTCAAGAAGCGTCAAGCCTGGTCGCAAAACTGTGAGACTCACTTCCTCACAAGTGCACATTGCAAAAAAATTAGGAGTGCCACTCGAAGAATACGCAAAACAACTAAAAAACACGAAGGGAGCGTAACATGAACAAAGACGACAAAAAAACACCTCGTGCGAACCAAACACGGTCAAAATCTGAGAGACCAAAAGTGTGGGTTCCTCCATCTTCTCTAGATGCACCTCCTGCGCCTGAAGGATTCAGGTACAGATGGATTAGAGCTGAAGTCTTAGGATTTCAAGATACGAAAAACATAACCGGACGTTTAAGAGAAGGTTATGAATTAGTTCGTGCCGAAGAAATTGAAAACTCAGCAGACTATCCAGTTATTGACGAAGGTCGGTACAAGGGGGTAATTGGGGTTGGTGGCCTTTTGCTTGCAAAGGTTCCGAATGAGATTGCAGAGCAACGTCAGCAATATATGACAGACCGTCATAAAGCGCGAAGCGAAGCTGTAGAACACGATCTTATGAAGGAGCAAGATAAGAGGATGCCTATCAATGTTGATAGACAATCTCGTGTAACCTTCGGTGGTACAAAGAAGTAATTTTATTTCTACGGCGCAACGCCTATCATCGAATTCAATTAACCGTTTCTATCTTTACCGATAGAGACACAAGGAGTAACTATGGCAAACAGAAACACAGTAGGTTTTGGTTTGATAGCTGCTGGCGTAATGGGACAAACCCCTGCGACTTCAGGTCAAGGCAAATACACTATTGAAGCTGCTTACGGTACTGACATATTCAACGGACAGCCAGTAAAAATGGCGTCTGGATATATCACGGACGGAACAGCTTCTGATACCACAGCGACTATTGGCGTGTTCAATGGCTTATTTTATAACGCTACTGATACACTTAAACCAACTTGGTCAAACTGGTATAACCAACCAATTACTCCGGCTAATAGCGAAAATCTAACGGCTTTCGTTCTAGATAACCCTTTCCAACTTTACATTGGTGCAGCTGATGCAGCTGTAGCACAAGCAGAGTTCGGAAAAGCATTTGGAATGAGCACAGTTGCAGGAACACCTGGGAATGAATTCTCCGGTACTTCTAAAGCTGTACTAGACTACGCAAACCGACACAATAACACCCACCAATGGAGACTTTTAAGATCTGCTGAAGATCCTGAAAATTCTGACACAGCGGCAGCTTACGCGAGCTACGTAGTAGTTCAGAATTTGAACCAAGTCATCAATGGCTCGGGCGTTACTTGGTAATAGGAGCATATAGAACATGGCAATATCACGAGCGCAGCTAGTCAAAGAACTAGAACCAGGTTTAAATGCACTATTTGGCCTGGAGTACAAAAGGTATGATAATCAGCATGCTGAGATTTAT